ATGTCCCATTGCTATTAGAAGCAAAGATTGGTCCGAATTGGCTTGACACAAAGGACGTAGCCTGATATAACTATAGCTCTGTTAAAACGAAAAGGAGAAACATATGACACTAGTAGAAACATTTAACACTTCAGACTACAGCCAAATGGCAGCAACAATGGGTATGGCTGCTGACAATAAACCTTCCCGTGATAGCTCAACGCTGGCACGTTTACGTATTAATCACTCAGCTATCATGGGTGAGCAAGAAGTAAATGGCAAGAAGGTAAAGCTAGAGGTAGTCTCTGGTGGTACATACAAATTGGAGATTCCTGATGGCCCAACGTACTATGCTGAGTCAGCAATCATTCGTCCGTACATGCAACGGTTTATGTACAAACGATTTATCATGGGTAACAATTCCACACCCAATCGTTACGTTAAGACTGTCATGGCTGACAATTTGAACATTGATCTCAAGGACAATGACGGTGGGTTCAACTGTGGTAAACCTGCAGGTTGGATCGAAGACTTCAAGGCATTGCCGCAGAAGACACAAGATCTGATTCGCCAGATAAAACGTGTACGTGTAATGTTTGGCACAGTATCACTGGTCAATCCTGTAGATGCCAACGGTAATCCTGTCACGCAAGACTTGGCAGATACCCCATTCATCTGGGAGATTGAAAACCGTGATGCATTTAAAATGGCTGGTGGTATCTTCACCAAACTTGGAAAGATGCGTAGGCTACCACCAATGCACACGATCAAGTCTACTACACAAGAACGCAGCTTACCAAACGGTAACAGCTTCTTCCTTCCAGACTTGGAGTTGGATGTAACAACCTCATTGGATCTTGATGCAGAGGCACAGGAAACTCTTACAAACTTCCTTGCTTGGATTGCAAACTACAATGAGTACATCGTAAATGCTTGGGATGAAAACGTTCACAAGCACGATGACATTCCATTCGCTGATGTGGATGAAATCATTGATGCAGACATGGATGAGTTTGCATAATGGATCACCCCGCTGAACTAGCAATACATCAGTACCTTCAGGATGCTGCCAATGGTAAGTCGCAAATGTCTGACGAAACTATTGAACGTGTCTCCACTGAAGTTGCTGATGCATTGAAGAGACAGTTTGGCTCTGGTAATAAACGTGACGAGTTTAAGTTAAGGATGTCCAACATTGGGCGTCCTACTTGTCAGCTTTGGTTTGAAAAGAACAAGCCTGAGAAGGCATTACCAAGACCCACAACGTTTGTAATGAACATGATGATAGGAGATATAGTTGAGGCGGTTTTTAAAGGCATTCTCACGGAAGCAGGAGTACAGTTTCAAGACACTGACCACGTTACTTTGCAGGTTGGAGATAGAGATAATAGTTCTATCAATGGTAGCTATGATCTTGTTATTGAAGATTCTGTCGATGACATAAAGTCTGCATCTGATTGGAGTTACAGAAACAAGTTTAAATCATACGAGTCCTTGGCAAATAAAGATTCGTTTGGTTATGTGAGTCAACTTGCTGGCTATGCCCAAGCATCTGGGTATAATGCTGGTGGTTGGTGGGTTATAAACAAAGCCAATGGGCAGTTCAAGTATGTTAAATCTGAGATTGACATGCAGGATCAACTGCGTAAGATAAGAGATACCGTGGAGACTGTGAATGACAATAGTTTCCAACGGTGCTTTTCCCCTGTACCCGAATTGTTTCGGGGGAAAGCAACGGGAAATTATATACTTGATGAAGGTTGCAAGTTCTGCGACTTCCGTCAGGAGTGTTGGCCTTCATTGCAAGAGATACCATCCAAGGTATCACAAGCAAAGGAGCCGCCAATTATGCAATATGTAGAAAGGAGTGATGTATGATTGGAGATGCTGAGATAAAAGAAATGCAAGAACACATTGCAGAAATGGAACGTGAGATTGCAGCAAAGAAAAAAGCCCTACGTGATGCAAAGTACGCAGGGTTACATGCAGCTATGCAAGCTCGTAAAGAAGCAGATGAAGCCGTTAAGCAAGAGTTAAAGGAGTTAGGCATTAAAACGTCTTCCCTTAACTTCCCACTAGATTTCTACTGGAAGTTCTAGTGCATCATAAGCAATTTAAAGCTGCATTAAAGCAGGGGTATAGGAGTGGTCTTGAGATAAAGGTCAAAGAATTTCTACGAGAAAACAACATACCTATAAAGTATGAGTACCTAAAGATAGAATGGGAAGACCTCATGTACCGTACCTATACTCCTGACTTCATACTACCTAACGGTATAATCGTTGAGGTTAAGGGTAGGTTCACTGCCGCAGATCGACGTAAACATATCTGTATCAAGAAACAACATCCAAAGCTGGATATACGTTTCGTGTTTGAGAGTAGCAGACGAAAGCTAAGTAAGGGTGCTAAGTCTACATACGCATCGTGGTGTGAAAAGAATAAGTTTATGTACAGTGATCGTGTGATACCACAGGAGTGGTTGAAGGAGAAAGGTAAAAACATGCACCCAGATTTTATCCAGTTCCCTTTAAAGAAAATAAAAAGGAGTTAGCATGGCTACGGTATTTAAAGAGTTCGATGATAATGACGTAATGGTAAGGCTATCACCTTTCTTAGATCCCAAAGGAGAATGGACAGGGGAGTTGCTAGTTGGCATTGTAGCCTCAGAAGATAATGAGTTATCTGATGATGATTACCTAAGTATAATGCAGCTTGGCTCTATGCTATGTGCAGCAGTCCCTTTAATGGAAGAAGACGAAAAGTTTAGGGAGTTACTTTACAAGCATACACAAAGTATGTTAGAAGAAGATAAGAAAAAGAAACCAAAGGTCACAAGACAAGAAGACAATGTGATCAAGGTAAATTTTTGAAAGGAGCAAACGAATGGTAGATGTTGTAAACAACCCACCACACTACAACCAAGCTGGTATTGAATGCATAGATGCCATTCGTGCAGCTACTGGTGATGGTTTCCAGTATTATTTACAAGGTAATATTATGAAGTATCTCTGGCGGTATCGTTATAAGAATGGCCTAGAGGATTTGAAAAAAGCCAGATGGTATCTGGATGCATTAATAGAGGATCGTACTAATGAGAGTAAAGATACTTTTGACGATTGATCTTGATGAAGAGGAATACCCCATGCCAGTAGATGGTATGGTTGTAGAGGAAGTAGACGAAACATTACGTAACCTAATCCATGATGTAGATGGTATGGATGTAAAAGCAATGAAAATAATAGTAGAGGATTGACGCATGAATATGAATGATTATCAAAGACAAGCTGCCACAACAGCAATCTATCCTGCATCTGTACAGGTGCTGTACCCTACACTAGGACTTGCAGGTGAAGCTGGTGAGGTAGCAAACAAAGTAAAGAAGATTGTACGTGATGGTAAACTTGACAAAGAGGCTATCGGATCTGAGATAGGAGATTGCTTGTGGTACATTGCAGCTATCTGCAAAGACTTGGGTCTAAAGATGGAAGACGTAGCACAAGCTAACCTTGATAAGCTACGTCAACGACAGGAGAAAGGCACACTGTCTGGATCGGGAGACACAAGATGAGCAACTATCTACCCACAGACTATCAATCCTTCATACATAAATCACGGTATGCAAAATACTTTGATGGGTATGGTCGTGAGAATTGGGACGAGACAGTAGCACGTTACATGGATAATGTAGTTGAACCTGTAATAAACAGTGGTGAGAGTGAAGAAAACTTAAACATTGCACACGACATTGAACAAGCTATACTTGGGCTAGAGGTAATGCCATCCATGAGAGCCATGATGACCGCTGGCCCTGCATTAGAACGTGACAACACTGCAGGTTATAACTGTAGTTACTTACCCGTAGATGATCCTAAGTCCTTCGACGAGGCTATGTTCATCCTTCTCTGTGGTACTGGTGTTGGCTTCAGTGTCGAGAGGCAGTTCATCAGCAAGCTCCCTGAGATCCCCACTCTCTTTGAGTCTGACACCACCATTGTGGTCAAGGATAGTAAGGAAGGTTGGGCTAAAGCATTCAGACAATTGTTGGCACTCCTCTGGGCTGGCGAGATTCCCAAGTGGGATGTCTCTCTTGTACGTCCTGCAGGTGCAAGACTAAAGACGTTTGGTGGCAGAGCCAGTGGACCTGCACCTCTTGTTGAGTTGTTTAACTTTACTGTAACCACATTCAAGAATGCACAGGGTCGTAGACTATCCAGTATAGAGTGCCATGACCTGATGTGTTTCATTGGTCAGATCGTAGTGGTAGGTGGTGTACGCAGATCAGCAATGATCAGCCTATCCAATCTGAGTGATGACCGTATGCGTCATGCTAAGTCAGGACAGTGGTGGGAGACTGCCGCACACCGTGCCTTGGCAAATAATAGTGTTGCATATACAGAGAAGCCTGATGTAGAAACATTCATGCGAGAGTGGACTGCACTTGTAGAGTCTAAGTCTGGAGAGAGAGGAGTATTTAATCGTGAAGCATCTAAGAAACAGGCTGCTAAATATGGTAGACGTGATCCTAACTACGAGTTTGGCACTAATCCGTGCAGTGAAATCATCTTGCGTCCATATCAGTTCTGTAATCTTACGGAAGTTGTGGTCAGGGCTACAGATACTATCGACAGTCTTAGTAGAAAGGTCCGTCTTGCAACCATTCTGGGAACTATTCAATCAACCTACACCAAGTTCCCATACCTGCGAAAGGTGTGGCAGCGCAATACAGAAGAGGAACGACTGCTTGGTGTGTCTCTCACAGGGATAATGGATAACCCATTAATGACTACGGAAAATAAAGGATTGGAGAAAACCCTTGATCATTTACGTGAAGTTGCTGTTGAAACTAATGCTGAATGGTCGGCTTATCTTGGTATTAATGCTTCTGTTAGCATCAGTTGCGTTAAGCCATCTGGAACAGTATCACAACTCGTTGACTCAGCCAGTGGAATACATGCCCGTCATTCCCCCTATTACATCAGAACCGTTAGAGGAGACAACAAAGATCCCTTAACACAGTTTATGAAGGATCAGGGAATACCAAACGAACCATGCGTGTTTAAGGGAGACACAACTACAGTCTTTAGTTTCCCTCAGAAGTCACCAGCAGGTGCAGTTACACGTAATGATATGACCGCCATTGAACAATTGGAGATGTGGCTTACATATCAACGACACTGGTGTGAGCATAAGCCTAGTGTGACTATCTCTGTACGTGACAGTGAATGGTTAGAGGTAGGTGCATTTGTGTTCAAACACTTTGACGAGATGTCAGGTGTGTCATTCTTGCCACACTCTGATCATACTTATCAACAAGCACCTTATCAGGACTGTACAGCAGAAGAGTATAATGCTTTACTGGCTAAGATGCCTGAACGCATTAATTGGAATGCACTATCAGAGTACGAGCAAGAAGATAACACAGTTGCTATGCAAACTATGGCTTGCTCTGGTGATGTATGTGAAATCGTAGACTTAACATAAAGGAGAAATACAATGGAATTGATTCAAATGTTTGCAACAGCACTAGTAACAATAGGATTACTAGCAGATGTCGGTATACCCATGATAGAAGGTACATGGGAAATAATCAAAGAAGCAGCTAACGTATACTAGGAGAATATCATGCCAGTAAGAAAACAGTTTAGTACCGCACTATATAATGCATATGATGCACCAGCAAAGAATGCTCTTGTTGAGTATTTAAAAAGTGCAGGACATACAATAGAAGATGAGTCAGAGAATTACACCGCAGCAGATGTAATCTCTACAAAGAAAGATTGCACTTATTATAACGAGGCTGAAATCAAACTGGCATGGACAGGAGATTGGCCTACAGATTGGAAGGAGATACGTATACTTGAACGCAAGACCAGACTATTAGAAAAGTATGAGGACGCAGATGGCGTACTAAACTTTTACATCTTCCGCAAAGATCTTAAACAGGCATGGCGTATTAAAGATACCAGCCTTACAAAGGATCGACTGCGAGAAGCATATGGTAGAAACATTGTGAAAGGAGAACAGTTCTATCATATCCCCTACACCGAAGCAACTTTAATCAACATAGGAGAAGCAGCATGAACAATAAAAAACTCTCTCGTAAAGAACGCAACCTTGGCAAGTATGATGCCCCATTGAGGTTTCAATTTGATCAGGGTTATACAGCCTTTAATCGTGGTAAGGTGTGGAACCCATATCATACCGCCACAATGCAGTGGAGAGAGTGGGAGAGAGGCTTTACGAAAGCCTACTATGAGCAGTTAAAACGGATACTACAATATGAGTCTGGAAGAAGAAGCAAAGAAGTTTCTGCAGCAACGTAACCAAGGTAATGAACCAGATCAATTACGAGAAGAACTAATTAAAATGCTAGAGTGGTTTCTTGAGCAGCTAAAAAAGAAGGGGGCTTAACGGCCCCCTGTTTAGTATGCTTCTTTGTAAACTTCTGCAATCTTAGTCAATCGTTTTAGATCGTCTGCACTGGATGGGTCTGGTGCTTTACCATATCGTTCTATGAAATCTGTCGTTGCAAGTTTACGGAACTGTGGTTGTATCTTACGATAGGCTAACATAGCTCTTGCATATGAATCACCCTGTGCAATTGCGCCATCTCTAATCTTTTGTTTAAAGGATCTCAACTGTTCAGATATTAAGGGACGTATTTTATTTGCTACGTATTCCTCTTCAGTAAATTCATCACGTAGCACTTGGGGTGCAGCTTCATACTGTTTTCTTAACTTACCCTCTTGTGCTTGAGCCATGTCTACGAGAGTATCCATGTGACCATTAATCATTTGTTGTTCGAACCGTTTGATTGTTGGTACTTTTGATTTACTACCAAAGTCCCTATAGTCAAACCCAAGACTCATTAAGTATTCACCTGTTTCTGATGGACGAGACGTAAGTGACACACCCGCAAACTTAAATGCAGGTGATATACGTTGTTTGCCATCAGGGTAGAATGGATACTCTTGCATAGGTAATTCAGCTTCTTCTGCTGCAGATAAACCGAAACCACGTTGTTGGAAAGATCTTTTTATCTCATTACCAAATGTGTCTACCATATTAAGGTTTGGATCTTTAGATACATCCTTGTATTCATCTCCTCTAACACCAAGAGCACGTTCAACATCAATTATTTGAGCAAAAGGAACTGCCCATGTTGTTAGATAGTTTCCTAATGTTCTACCTGCTGCACGTCCTGCAGCTTCTTTGGCTGTTAAGTCTGTGCCATCAGCAATTAATGCTACCTCTTCAAGTATAGAGTTACCAACACCTGTTCTAAAGTTGCTACCTGTAAATAATTCTACAAACTCTTGACTGTCAAACCAATCATCAAATGTACCATCTTTAAGTCTCTTAGTGGCTTCACCAAGGTACAGGAAATGTGCCATAGGATATGTTGGTGTACTGTCCATTTGTGCATCACTACCTACAGCTATCTGATTATATTCAGCAGGAGCTTGATCAGAGCTACGATACCAGTAGGCAGAACCTACAGCAGCCATGCCCATGAGGTTACGGGTAATGCGTTGTCTGTCCTTTGATGTTAGTGGTCCACTGTTTGATAGTGTAACAAGGTCTTTTACCTTACGTGTCATTGGTATAGATGCTCCTGCAGCATACTGACCCATAAGCTCCATACTATTAAACATAAATCTTGGAAAGGGTACAGCTACAGTCAAACCGTTACGAGTAATAAAAGCAGACATTTCTCTAAACAAAGGTATTTCAGGTTGCTTCGCATAGGTAACATCAAGTGCTTTTGTTGCTGCATCATCTACTAGTTTAATAAAGCTAGGTGATCCTTCAGGTCTAATAGATGAAGCATCATTCATTAAATCTTTTAGCTTGCCATCATTCAATGCATCTATTAAATCTATTCCATAGTGACGTTTTGTAAGACGTTCAAGCTCACCAAAGAACTGCCCACGTCTTATTAAAAACTCTTGCCAACGGTTGGGTGTATTCAATACATCAACTACATCTTCCATGCCAGACAATACTTTGTCTACCTTAGTACCAGACCCACGGCCTGTTAGCTTTTGTATTTCATTGATGTTATTGTACATAGCATCAAACTGTTTAGCCATCTCAGGACGTTCAAGTATAAGGTCGGCATATCCTTTTGCCACATCAGGACGAGAGAACATGTACTTCATATTACTGAAGCTGCCACTCCAATTGTCACGTGACATTAAAGACTGTACACCAGCCACTATTCCTTTATTCTGTGCCGTATAGATAGCAGTATCCATTACATTGCCAAGGCTCTCAAGTGGAGCACGTATTGCACCAGAGGTAAGGTTACGGGCGGCTGTTGCTATCTGAGAAACAAGACCACCACGGCGTATGTTTTCAATACGCATTACACCTTTACGCAAATCTCCAGCCTCACGAGCTTTCTTCTTTGCGTCATCAGCATCTATTATGTTCTGAGGTTTCTTACGTTTTATCTGTGACAGTGCATTCAATACTTTACCAGCATCTGATCCTGATCCTACAACAGTAAGTACATAGTCTTCAAAAGATAAACCATATTTGGTTAGTATGTCTACTAGGTTTTGTCCACCTATGTCAGCTTCAAAGTCTTTGCTGATACTAAGATCTAAAAGATTATCAATGACAGTTTTTTTATTATTAAATGCATCTGGTTTTAATTCTTTCAATTCTTTTGCTGCAGCTACAAGCCCATTGAATTTGTCAGGGTTTAGGATTGGTGAGGTAATTACGTCTTCACCCAGTGCCAAGTCAAACAACGCACCATCACGTTCTGTGATTTCCTGTGTAGTCTGTCTTCCTACCTCACGAGATTTATCAGCATCAACTTTCAGTACACCATTTGTTTCTGTAGATATAATCTTACTATCATCAATGATTGTACCGTCTACATCCCTACCACCTATCTTAGTTTCAAACTCTACAATCATTTGATTAGATAGTTCTACCTCACTATCAGCAACTTTTTTAGCAGCTATACGAGCTTCCTCTGCAGTCTCCATAGTGGCAAGTTTAGCACCTTCAGGATTATACCTTTGTGCTATTTTAAGTCTACGATTATTTCTTTCTACTTCTTTCCCAACCTTCTTAATACTACGAGATGCAGCAAGAGGGGAAAACAATCCACCTATTGCAGGTATAGTTTCACCAAACTCTGTAGCTGTACCAAATGAACTAAGTATCTCTCCACTTAATTCCCTTGGATCATCTGACTTAGCATACCTACCACCTGCCACACCAGAGTTAATTGCATCATAAAGAACAGGCACATTGTCTTGTAGCAATGTAAGCCCTGCAGTTACTTTATCATCTGTGTATGCACCAATTAAATCTACAGCTTTACCAATAGCCACAAGAGTTTTAGGATCTGCCCTTGACAATAAATTTTCAATTAAACCTGCACGTCTTTGCATACCAGACAAATCTTTTTCATTGCCTTGCTCATCTAAGTTTAACATATCTCTTCTGATTTGATCAGATACTTCTGCTAATTCTTCTTCTGATAGCTCATCAAAATACTTTTCTGTTTCTTCATATTCTCTACGAACTTTCTCCACTTCAGATTGTTGTGGCAGTGTGTCTTTACTGTAATCGTAGTAAGGTACTGCAGTGTCAGGTACAGGCAACATACGTTTAGTATAGTATTCTACATACTTTTCATCGTCTTCTGGTAATACATCTGTTTCTTGTTTTATTTTTACAGTAGGAGATGTCTTTTGTATAAACTTCAACATGTCTTCTGATGAAGGCATACCACTATCTTCTTGGGGTATAGTAATAGAAGGGGCAGCAGGAACATTGCCACTACTACCCTGTATAAATTGTAACATTTCTTCTGCTGTTGGACCTGCCATTAACCACCCAATGCATATGTCATAAACGGCATACCCGTAATAGGATCAAGATAGCCTGTATATACGTACAAGTTTGAGCCATCATTAAATACTTGTCCTATTCTGTATTGATTAGCTGCTGCATTATTTACAAAATCTTCTGTTGAAACTTGCCCAGCTTTACCTTGTTCGTTTACTTGAAAGGCATGATCAGCAAGACCTACCCTTGCAGAATCATAAAGACCTCTAATTGCAAAGTTCATAGACTCAGATTGTATTTTACTATTACGTGTTGTTAATTGTCCTACTGCAGCAATGTTGGCAATGTCAGAAAGGTATTCTTGTCCTGTTTCCATGCCTTCAATTTCATCGTTGATACCTAACTTAAAACCAAACCTGTTTAAAGTTGATGCACGTACTTCACGAACTGTAGATGATACACTACCCAATGTATAGGACTCAGTTACCTCACCTTTTTTCTCACGTTCTGCTTCTTTCATTGTTTCTAAATCTTTAAGCAATGCAGCTTGCTCTTGTTTTAAAGCCTCTGCATTTTTTCTATTGGGATCTCTTGCAAGTTCCTGCGATATTACAGCTAACCTAGCACTAAAAGAGCTTTCAATTTTAGCTGGTTCTGCAAATAAATCTTTATATACCGAAAGATTAAGACCAGTACCACTAACAAGTGTACTTGTTTCATCTTTTGTTGTAGCAAATCCACCTATTTCTTTCGGCTTTGCTGCATCAATAGTCTCATTAATTGTTGTTTTACTTGCTTCTGTTATTTCTCCACCTACAGATGGAAAGTTAAATATGGTATTTGGGTCTACACCTTTTGTGAGTGCCTTTTGACCTGCCTCAATAGCAAATTCAGATGCAGCTACTCCTTTACCTGCAATTGCTTGTGCAGACTCCTGACTATACCCAAGCATTGTAAGCATACCCACAGTTTCTTCAGCAATACGTTTGTCTTTTTCTCTCTGTGCCTGTTTAGCTAACCGCACACGAGTAGCTTCCCTACGTGCTTCATCTTGCAACTTCTCCTGACGAATACGATCTTCATCAAGTCGTTGTGACATCTTACTAGCAAACCCTGCACCGAAACCTTGTAAACTAAATGCCATTACATCGTCTCCTCTACTGCAGGTGCAGGTCTAGCCATAAGGCCAGTAGGTGCTGGCTCTGGCATAGGCTCTTCCATCTCAGGTTGTTCTTCACGTTCTTCAAGTGCCTCTGGCATTTTCTCACGCATTCTTTTCATAGCCAATGCAATCTTAGTAGAGCTAATCTTATCTTCGTCAATTGGTTTATCCATGCCAAGATTATATTCAATGCCAGCCTCATCACCAATGTAAGCAAGCATTTCAATTATTACTGGCATCGCAAGAATACCTACATCTACAGTATGTAAGCCTTGCATTACTGCAGCAGATTGCATTGAGTCAGCCATAGTTGTAAGTGGTATACCTAACTCCATTGAGTCTAGTAACCCATCATATATTTCTTCAGACACAAGTTTAGGAATGTAAAACTCTAATGCCTGTTCTACAGTTGCATATTGTGGTGGGTTTTGCCAAGGTCTACTACCAAGTTCAGCAGTCATACCTTCACCCGGAATAGGATAGTCAAATGGATCTCGTTCAGCCATGTTTTAGTTGCTTTCTTGCTTGCCGTATAGACTTTACATAATCACGTACACGATCACGTGGTTCATTAGATGTTTGTTTAGGTTTCATACTAGAGTTACGAGACAGTAATCCAAAACCCCTTGTTTCTTGTTTTGGCATATCATTGTCTGTGATACCTAAATTTGTGTATGCTGTAATTGCTGGATTAAGATTCATTATATTAACCCTCCTAAAAAGTCTAAACCTTTACCAAGAAGTGTATCACCACCTAATGGTGATGTAAACATCGTAGCTACCAAACTACCCCATGCAGATGCACTTTCATAGTCACGTCTATCTGCAGCAATGTCTGCTTGAGCATCAATCGTTAGTTTTGTTCTAGCTAATTCTACAATACGTTCACGTTCATTCTCAGCACTGTTCCATGCATACTCCATACTGTCTTGATAGTATGACCACAAATCATTATACGCAGTATTAGACATATTTAAAAGATTAGTTGCATTAAGTTCATTAGCACGATTGATAGCTGCTGTATCTGCAGTTGCTACCTGTCTACGCCACTGTGCATTGTTCTGATCAATTACCAATCTATTCTGTGCATTAAACTGATCACGTTGATTCATCATCTCTGCAGCAAAACGTTCCATCACATTAGCTTCACCTGCATTAAACTGTGACATAGCATTAGTTTGTGCAGCATTAAACTGTGATGTTTGTGTTGCTAAGTTTGCAAAGAACTGATCTGTTTGGTTTTGACTTGTTGCATTAAACTGCCTTGAGGCATTCTCTGCAGCTTGATCTGTAAAGATAGACTGAATACGTTGTTGTGCATTAAACATTGTAGTTTGCTGACGGTTACTGAGATTAGCCATATCCATCTGCAAGAATGCTTGTGCTTTCATTACTGCAGCTTGTTGTCTATTGTTTAGATTAGCCATGTCTAGGTTTGCTAGTGCAGCAGCCTCTGACAATACAAGTGCCTGTTTATTTCCTAAGTTAGTTAGCTCCATAGTGTTAGCTGCACGAGAGTTTTCTAACTGAACTTGTTGCTCTGCAGTAAAGTTTATATTTGCAATGTCACTAATCTTACTTGCATTAATTACACGAGCTTGGAATGCCTGATCAAACTCTTGACCAATAAATGCTGCCCTTTGTTCTGCAGCAAGTATAGCACGTTGCTGACGGTTAGACAAGTTCTGTGCTTCAAAACTTGCAAGTGTTGCTGCATCTGCTTGTGCAATTGGTATTGCACTTTCCATTGCTGCTTGTATTAATGCCTGACCAGCTAATGATGATGCACCTAAACCACGAGCAGCCATTGTTGCAGATACCTGTCTCATTGCACCTGCAGCCCACGGTGGTGTCTTACCACCTTCAAACTGTTGCATCAATCCTTCTAGCTGCCCCTGTACTGTAGCCTTTTGTGAGGGTGTAGCAGAAGCTGCCTGTATTTCTTCTGTAAACTTAGAGGCAGTCTCTGCATTTGCTACAGAGTCTACAATTTCACCTTCTTCTAACTTACGTTGTACAGGATTGTCTATTAAAATAGCTTTACCTTGTGCAGCCTCAAGATCACTTACACTTGTAGTTGTTGCAGTTTGTGCATCTACTATGGCACGTGGGTCTACATCACCCTGTGCTGCAGTTGTTTGTGCTATAGCAGCACCAACTTGTTCTTGTGATTTTTCTGCATCATACGTTGTAGCATCTTTTGCTACTTGTTGATCCGCAATTGTTGTAGGTGCTTGTAAAGAACCTACTTGTATATCGCCTACTACCTGACCACTTGTAGGACTTATCATTTGTTCTGGTGTAATTTGTGTACCTACAGGCTGTACAGTTGTACCGTAAGGCAATGAAGGATCAAGAGCACGTCTAGCTTGTAACTCTGTAATAGATTCACCTTGATATGTAGGTTGTTGTGGTGGTACACCTACAGGTGGTTCATTAACTACACCACCCTCTTGCATTTTAACAAAACCACCCTGCATCATTTTTACAGCTTGTTGTTGATATGTATTCATCATCTGTTGTTTATCAGGATTGTTAGCTAAGTAAGCATCAAACATAG